AAAATGCCTAAGGGTGTAAAGAAAGCTCGTCGTGATGACACTGACTTTACGCAATACAAAGAGGGCGGTAAAGTTAATGCTGCGGGCAATTACACCAAACCAGGAATGCGTAAGCGAATTGTGTCTCAAGTTAAAGCTGCTGCAACACAAGGTACTGGCGCAGGCCAATGGTCGGCTCGTAAAGCTCAATTAGTAGCTAAGAAATATAAAGCTGCTGGTGGTGGGTATAGGGACTAACGTGAAATCTCCGCAACAGTCTCTTAAAGATTGGGGTGACCAGAAATGGAGAACCAAAAGCGGAAAGCCATCGTCAAAGACAGGAGAGCGATATCTCCCGGAAAAGGCAATCAAGGCACTAAGCCCAGCCGAGTATGCCGCCACGACGAAGGCAAAGCGGGCAGGGAAATCAGCCGGAAAGCAGTTTGTAGCTCAACCTAAAAGAATTGCAAAGAAAACAGCAGGGTATAGATAATGGCAAAAGATGATGACGACAAAAAAGCGCCTTCTAAGTTAGGTCGCAAAATAATTGGGGGCATTATGGCGGTGCCTACTGGTCTTGCTGGTGCAGCAATGTTGGGTAGTCAACCGGATGTTCCAGTGCTTTCTGCCGCTAAATTAGGTGCGCGTGTTGGATACAACACAGTTACGCAAGACAAAGAAGCTTTGGATGAAGCAGGAAAAGAATTTGAAAATGATGTAAAGCAGGCCAAAACTGTAAAACGCAAACGCGACACAGGAGAGAACACTAACCCTGCTGGTGACACATATAAAAAAGGTGGTGCGGTTAAATCCGCTTCAGCCCGTGCTGATGGTTGCTGCATTCGTGGAAAAACAAGGGCGTAAAAATGGCTACCTCCGGTTCCTCGTCGTTCAATATAGACCTTACGGAATACGTTGAGGAAGCATTTGAACGTGCTGGCGGAGAGATGCGCACAGGATACCATTTAAGGACTGCGCGTAGATCAATGAATTTGTTGTTTGCGGATTGGGCAAACCGCGGCGTTAACATGTGGACGTTTGAGCAGGACTTTATACCGTTAGTACAAGGGCAAATGACGTACGCTCTACCTGAGGATACGGTAGATTTGCTTGACCATGTTATTCGTAATAATGCTAATAGCCAAAGTACTCAGTCAGATTTAACCATTACCCGTATTAGTGTATCTACCTACGCTACGATACCAAACAAACTAACACAAGGGCGCCCAATTCAAGTTTGGGTGCAAAGGTTGACAGGCAGTTCATCGCTTTTGGCAGCGACAGTACAAACAGATGTACAACCAACAGATACAACGATTGCAGTAAATAGCGTGGCAGGATTACCTAATAGCGGATTTATACAACTTACAAACAGCTCAACTACTGAGTTAATTTTTTATAACGGTATACAATTACCGGATACAAACCCTGTTTCTGACACAAATCCAGCTTATCTTTTGCAATGTGCTCGCGGACAAAACGGTACTGGAATTTCAAATTTTGGTGCGGGTAACCCTATTCTTTTAGTACAACAACCAAGCATTACTGTTTGGCCTACACCTAACGCAAGCAATACATATCAATTCGTTTACTGGCGCATGCGCCGTATTCAAGATGCTGGCGGTAATGGCGCGTATACAATGGATGTGCCGTTCAGATTTATACCTTGTTTGGTAGCAGGGTTGGCGTACTACATAGCATTAAAAATACCCGAAGGCATTTCACGTTTAGAAATACTTAAGCAACAGTACGATGAAGCTTGGCAAAATGCAGCTAATGAAGATCAAGATAGGTCGGCGGTTAGATTTGTGCCGCGTCAGATGTTCATAGGGGGCGGTGTGTAATGGGCAATAGGTTCGCGTCTGGCAAAAATGCGATTGCCGAATGTGACCGTTGTGGCTTTCGTTACAAACTGACGGTACTTAAAAAAGAAATTATTAAGACCAAGACGTACAATCTCTTGGTGTGCCCGACGTGTTGGGACCCCGATCAGCCGCAGTTGTCGTTGGGTATGTACCCCGTGGATGATCCACAAGGCATTCGTGATCCGCGCCCAGATTTAAGTTATTATCAGTCTGGTTATTCTGGGCTGCATATAACGAATACGCCTAGTTCGTCTGAAGAGTCGAACGGTGATCCAAGTGGCGGTAGTCGTGTATTTCAGTGGGGGTGGGCACCTGTTGGTGGATCAAGTGCAAACGATGCGGGGTTAACACCCAATTATTTAACGTCACGACCTGTCGTCGGCAGTGTGACAATCTCGTAGGAGTAAGACATGGCAAAGAGTGATAGCAAAGAAGACATGAAGATGGACATGAAACAAGATAAAGCTTTAATAAAAAAAGCTTTTAAGCAACATGATGCCCAAGAACATAAAGGCGGCAAAGGCACTTCATTGAAGCTTAAAAAAGGTGGTCCAACTTCGGAAGACCGTATGCGTATGGGTCGTGGTATGTCTCGCGCAGCTAACCAAAAGACAGGCTAAGGGGTACATAATGGCTAAGTTTTCACAAAAAGTTAAAGGCAAAGAAGTAGGCCAAGCTGCTGTATATGCTGCCCCGCATACCATGCAGGGTAAAGCTGTCGGTATGGATATTGGCTATAAAACCGATCCTAATACCATGAGCGCTAAAGAATCTGCTGTTGGTATGCCCGCACGACGTGTAAGTGGTGGAGACCCAGCGTCTATGCAAATCAATAGAAACGGCGAAACTAAAATACGCGGTACAGGCGCAGCTACTAAAGGTGTGATGGCTCGAGGCCCAATGGCTTAAGGAGTAGGCAGTGACAGGTCCAGAGTTATATCAAGCAATAAAAGACTACACACAGAACTACGAACAAACGTTTGTGGCGAATATCCCGTTGTTTATCCAACAGACGGAAGATAGGGTGTACAACAACGTAATGATACCCGCAGTACGTAAAAATGTCACCGCTACGATTAACCGAGGCTACCAATACTTAAACTGCCCTAGTGATTTTTTGTCTGTGTTTTCTATGGGGGTCTTTAACCCCAACACAGGAGCACTGCTTACATATTTGTTAGACAAGGATGTTAATTTTTTAAGAGAAGCATATCCACCTAATCCTGACGATACAACAAGTTGGGGACTACCAAAATATTACGCTTTGTTTGGACCGACGATGGTGGCAAACAATGTTGGTGCTCTTATTCCTACTACTAATTTAAGCTTTATACTAGCCCCCGCGCCAGATGATTTCTACAATGTAGAACTACATTATTACTATTACCCTGAATCAATTACTACCGGCGACAGCTACACAAACGGTACATGGCTCAGTCTTAATTACAGCCCTGTTTTGCTTTATGGCTCTTTAGTTGAAGCCTACACCTTTATGAAGGGGGAGCAAGACATGATGGCATACTATGAAAAAAAATATCAAGATGCGCTGGGGCAATTAATTCGTTTGAGTGGTGCTCTTGAGCGGGGTGATGCTTACCGTGACGGGCAGTATAAAGGGAAGGCGGCTCCATAATGGCTATCCAGCAAGGCCTGACAAACAGCTACAAAAATGACATGCTTACAGGTGCGCAGAATATTGTTTCGGCACCGCTCTATATGGCTTTGTATACATCTTTTTCATCCATTGGGGCAACGACAGCAATTTACACCACCGACAATGAAGTTGTTGGAACAGGATATACAGCAGGTGGTAACCCAGTAACAGGTGCGACAATAAATACGGATGCGACCACGGGAGTGGTGTATGTTAATTTTGATAACGTGTCTTGGCCTAATGCTAGCTTTACTGCTCGAGGCGCTTTAATTTACAATCATAGCACTACTAATTCTGTGCTAGTTTTAGATTTTGGTGCAGACAAGTCGTTTAATACAGTTAACAATACGGTAACTATGCCGGTTAATTCTTCAACAACAGCTTTAATTCGTTTACCTTAGAGGTTAAAATGGCAATTGTAACTACAACAAAAGGCGAGATGGACGATTCACTTTTGGAAAAACGCGAAGGCGTTGATGAGAACGATAACGAACGTGCGGAGTGGATTGAGTATTGGTTGGACGGCGAACTAGTGCATCGTTCAGTTCATATGACTTTAAAGAAATACACATTAACTGGCGAAGCTATCGCCGCACAATTAGGTTAAAGGAAGCATCATGGCAAATACTCAAGCAATGACCACTTCGTTCAAGGTCGATTTGTTTAATGCGGTTCATGCGTTTAACGCTACAGGAGTACCTGCTCATACAGCGAGCACTGCGGACACATTTAAGGCAGCTTTGTATTTAGCGTCAAGCCCCGGTGGTACACTAGGTGCAGGAACAACAGCATACACCTCAACAGGCGAAGTTAGTAGTTCTGGCACTAACTACTCTTCTGGCGGGGTTACGGTTACATTTGGTACTGCTCCAACGTCTAGCGGTACTACGGCGTTTATTACCCCGTCAGCTTCGATTGTTTATTCAAGTGTTACTTTAACTACCCCATTTGATGCAGTGTTGATTTATAATTCTACGCAGTCGAATAAAGCAGTTAGCGTTCATACATTTGGATCGCAGACAATTACTGCGGGCACATTAACGCTTGTTATGCCTTCTAACGCTGCCGGTACCGCGCTTCTCAACATAGCTTAATCTAACTTCACGGGGCGGCTATCATGTTTGGATTGTCCGCATTTTCGGCAGTCCCGTTTGCTACATTAGGTAATTCTTTTGTAAACATAACCAATGCTACCGCAACAGGTAGCGTTGGAACAATTAGTAATACGTCTCTTAGTTCTTTAACATTATCGGCCGTTACAAGTACTGGGGCTGTTGGAAATATAACCACAGCCAATTCTCAATCTTTATCTAGTGTTACGGGTACAGGTTCTGTCGGCACGGTATCATTACAAAGGTCTGAACCAGATACGGGAACGTCGGCAACAGGTTCAGTTGGAAATATAACCACAGCCAATTCTCAATCTTTATCTGGTGTTACGGGTACTGGGGCTGTTGGTAGTGTAGCAATTATAGACATAGGCACTACGGCTACAGGTTCAGTTGGTGCGATATCTATTACGGTAACTCCGCCCCTTTCAAGTGTTACAAGCACAAGTTCAGTTGGTAGCCTTACAGTAAGTACGGCAAAAGCAGCCACAGGCACTACGGCTACAGGTTCTGTAGGATCAATATCGAGCGCATTAAATATAGCGCTTTCTGGAACGGCAGCTAATGGTGCTATTGGTGCAGTATTATTTAGTAAAGAATTGGCATTAACTGGCGTAGTAACCGAACGGCAAGCCCCATACTACGGTTGGAATACATTCGGTAATACCGCTTTTGCAGCTTTAACACCAAATGGTACGCAGCCT